GTGTTGCCCGTTGAGATGTCCTCCAGTGCGTACAGATCGCTCAGGGCTGCGGTCGCGGCGCTCACCTTCGTCGTGTCGCCGTCGGGCGTGAGGTCGTTGACCGCGTCCCAGTTGCTCGCGGCGCCCGTCGGCGTCCAGGCCGTCGCGGCGCCCGCCCCGTTCGGCCGGATGACATCGACGCGCATGTCGCCGAGCGGCGCATTGTGCGGCGCGGCACCGCTGCCATCGCACACGTAGAAGTCGTCCATGACGCCGGCGGCATCGCCCGTGGGCGTGATGTCCATGAACGTCCAACAGTAGAACGTCGCCGCCGCGGCGTTGGCCCCGCCGAGACCGAGCGCGGCGTCAATCACGAGCCCGCCATCGACATACGCCTTGCACGCCGGCAGCGAGTAGTGCGTATTGCTGCCCAACAGCTCCCCCGAGATCGTGCAATCGACTTCGATGTAGTGCCACTGGTCTTGCCGCCAGACATCGACGGCCGATTCGACGAAGGGTGGGGGCGTCCCCCCGAACATGGTGATCTTGATGCTGCCCGTGTTGGTCAGCGTGACATCCACCACGTGATTGGCGGCATCCCAGATTTCATAGAGTTCGTGAAAGGGCGCCGTGAAGCGATAGGCCGCGCCGATGATGACGCGGTTCGAGGCCGGCGTGAGCACGAGTCGGCATTGCTCGCTGATGTTGCGGCCATTGCCGTGTCGGCCCGCCACGATGGCGCCGGCGCCGACGAGGTATTTGTCGGCGGGGTTGCTGTAATGGTCGAACGAGTCGAGGAAGAGCAGCGCCATGCCGTCACCTCACGGCCAGGGCAGGCCCCGGCTGACTTCCGTCACGCGCAGCTGCAGCAGCTGCACGTACCCGCTGCGGTAGTCCGGAATCTCCGGCACCTGCAGTTGCCGCACGCTCGCGCGCTCCGACCATCGGACTAAGTACGCATCGTTGACGTCCTCGAACGGCACGAGCAGCCACGGCTCGACGCGGCCCTTCGTCGCGCGCCGCAGCGTCAGGAACTGCGTGGCCCCGAGCTGCCGCAGCAGCAGCTCGCCCTCAAGCGAGCGGCGCCGGTTGCCCACGTCGTAGATGGTCTCGACACCGAGCTCGGTCGCCATTTCGACGATCCCGTAGTCCTCGTTTTCGACGAGACCCCAGCGCGCGGACGTGCCGTCCTCGAACGTGCGCAGCGCCGCCAGCAGCATCAACCGCCCGACGGCGACGGGCACCGAATTGCTCCCCGTGACGGCCAGCCGCCAGAACGGATAGGACGGCGTCCCGGTGATCTCGAGGATCGGGCTGATGGATGCGCCATCTTCCTGCGGGCCAGGAATGGTGACGGCCTGCGAGAACGCCGGCGCGCCCCAGCTATCGCTGCTGTTCCCCTGCAGCGAGACGGCCAGGCCCGCGTCGAGCTGCGGGTACACCAGCACCGCGGCCACGGGCGCAATGGGCGATGCAAACTCCAGCACCCAGTCGCCGCTCGTCGTCGTCAGCTTCGCCGGGTGCGCGGGATTGGCGTCGACGAGCAGATCCGCCGGGTAGCCGGGGTCCTCGGCGCTGGCGGTGATGGCCGTCGCCGTCGGCGCCACGTCGTCAGTGGGGAGCGCGTACCACATCAGACGTCTGCCACGGCGGTCCGCAGGCCCGCCTGATTGAACTGCAAGGCATCCTTGAACCGCGGGATGATCTCGGTCCGGAAGGCGTCATTGAGGTCGCTGCGGTCCCACGCCTGGATGGTCACGTTCATCGTCACCGGCGCCGCGCCCGTGGCCCCGAGCGTCAGCACGGCACTCGGCGCGGTGAGCACGGGCACCGGCGCCGTCGCCGCCGCGAGCGCCGGCAGCGGATTGGAGGGCAGCCGCAGGCTGACGCCGCCCGGCCGCGGCACCGAGACGCCGCGCCGCTGCAGCAGCAGCATGATGTCGGCCGTCGCCTTCGAGAACTCCTGCATCGTGTCGGCGCTCATCAACGCGCGGAACGGCGCCCCGCCGCCTGGCTGGCCCGTGAGGTTCGTCAGCATCGAGGCGAGCGTGTGGAAGCCGCTGCCCTCGCCCGTGCCTGGCCCGCCGAACTGCTTGAGGAACGTGTCGCGCGCGGGGTTGACGGCGATGCCTTCCTCGCCGCCGCGGAACCACCCTTTCTTGCCGATGCCGAGTCCGAGCACCAGGGCCCCGGCTGCGGCGATCGTGAACGGGTTCGTCGCCAGCCCGGCGATCGTGGCGCCGAGTCCGGCCCCCGCCGCTGCGGTACCCCCGGCCGCACCACCGGCGACCGCGGTCGCCGCCGTTGTCGCCGCCGCCCCACCACCCGCGCCGAGCGCGCCGCCCAGCGCGCCCCCTGCCATGCTCGCCAGCGCCTTCCGGAGAAAGCCCTGCAGAAAGTCCTGCACCATCGCCGCGAGGATGTTGCTGAAGGCCTGGCGGATCGCATTCCAGATCGAGAGAAAGCCGTCCTTGAAGCCGCGCAGCCCGACGAGCATGTCGCCGAAGGCCTGCCCGGCCGCGCCGCTGATGGTGTCCCAGCCGTCCACGAACGCCGGCACGAACACGCGCGAGTAGTACGTCTCGACCTGTTGCAGCACCCGGACAAAGTTGGGCGCCAGCTCGGACGGGGTCTGCATCAACGCCTCGAGGGCCTTCGTCGAGAGCTGCGTGGCGGGAATGAACCCCGACCTCAGCGAATCCGCCGCGCTCGTGATCGTCTCGGGGACGGTCTTCATCCCGGCGAGCCACCACGTCATGCCCTGCGTCGCGTCCTCGATGGCCTGCCGCTCACGGGCGCGGGCCTCGTTCCATTTCTGCTGCGCCGCGGCCGCCTTGGCGAGCGCCTCGGCCTGCCGCGTGATGAGCGCGATTTCCTGCGGCGTCGCGCCCCGCGGCCCCCCGCCGAGATCGGGCAACGTCGGCAAGCCCGGCGACGGCGGCAGATCCGGGATGGATTGACTCTTGCGGATACGCGCGGCGACGTCTTCGAATTCCTGCGACTTCGTTTTGGCGTTCGTCGCGGCCGAGGCGTAGGCGTTCGCGGCCGAGGCCATTGCATAGAACCACCCGATGACGCTGCCCGCCACCACCGTCGCATCGCGTTTCAATTGATCGAGGGCATCGCCCGCCTTGTCGAGCGCCGCGACGGTCTCCGCGGACATCTTCGACGCGGCCTCGGCCGTCTTGCGGAGGTCGTTCTGGATGGCCGGGGAAATCTCCGCGAATCCCCGGCCCAGGAGCTCGGCGCCGAGCCGCGCGCGTTCCATCGGATCGGGAATCTTCGCGATCGCGTCGGCTACCGCGAGGAAGGCATCCTCCGGTTTCATGTTGCGCAGCGTGACGAGCTCGAGGCCGAGATCCTCCAGCGCGCCGACCGTGCTCTTGTTCCCTTCGGCGAGATTGATATTGAGCTTGTTGATGGCCGTGCCCATGGCCTCGAGGGTCGTGCCGCTCTGCTCGGCCGCGAACTGAAAGCCCTGCACCGCTTCGGCCGAGATGCCGAGGCGCTTACTCATGTCGGCGATCTGCCCGGCGCTCTCGAGGGCGGCCGTCCCGAGATTGACGATCGTCGAAATGCCGCGCGCGGCCAGGTTGCCGACGAAGCTCCCAACGGCGCTCCCGAGCGCAATCATCATCGTGTTCACGCCGCCAACTGCCTGCTCGGTCTTGCGCGTCGCCCGTTCGAGATCGAGCATCGCTTTCGGCGCCTGCTGCCCGAGCGCGCGGTACTTGTCGATCGCGGTCGTCAACTGGCGATTGACTTTCTCCTGTTCCTGCGCCGTGAGCTTCGCGGCGCCGCCGATGTTGGTGATCGCGCGCGTCAGGTTGTTGGCGGTGTAGAGCAGCTTGTCGCCGCTGAAACTTTTCTCGAGGCGCGTCAGTTGCGGTGTGACCTTCTGCGCCGTGTCGCCCAGCTTCGAGACACTCTTCCCGAAGCCGGACGCGGCGTCCGCCGACGTCTTCATCGTCTTCTGAAAACTGCTCGCGTCGGCCGTGAGCAGCGCCCGCAGGATCCCGACCGTGCCCGTCGCCGCCATTTAGGATGCCTTCCTCCGACTCGCCTTCGTCTGCAGCGGCCGTCCGAGCCGCTGCGCCAAGAGTTCCAACACCGCGCGCTGTTCCGCCAGCGACTGCCCCCGCGCCTGGGGCCGCGCCGTGAGCAGCCCCTGCAGATCGGGGACGCGCCCCTTGGCCCACGTCGTCGCCCCGAGGTGCACGATCCACCAGGCCAGCGTGATGTCGCGGTCGCGCGCATCCCGCCGCGTCAGCGTCAGCGCCTCGACCTCGTCGAACAGCTCGCGCGGCGTCGAGCCCCAGAAGTCCTGCCGGCTCAGGCCGAGGCGGCGACTCTCCACATAGAGTCGTCGCCACTCCCAGCCGGCGTCTGAGGGTTTCCCGACGTCGGCTGATTCAGCTCCAGCAGCTCGCGGACTTTTACGAACGCCGCGAGCGTGCCACCCATGCCGTCGATGAAATCCCCTGCGGCTTCCGGCGTCGGCACGTCGGCCGCGTGATGGTCCTGCAGCGCGGCCCACACGACATCGCGCAGGGCGTGCGCGCTGAAGGCATCGACCGCCGTGAGCAGCTCGAGCAGCTTCTGCCCCGTGCGCCCCTCGAGTGCGCACAAGGCGTTCATCGTGAGCCGCCAGGTAAAGGGCTGCCCGTTGCTGACGACCTCGAGTTCGCCACGCTCTCTGTTCGCGGGCACTACGGCGTCACCTCCGCCGGCGGCAGATCCTGCGAGTAGGACTCGGTCGGCATAATCGCGGCGGTGAAGTTCAATAGGCCCGTGACCCCCATCGCCCCGATCTGGAACCGCTGCACATAGCCGCGCACGGGCAGCGTCGTCTCGGCGGCATCACCCAGCTTGATCGCGAAGTTGCGGATCGCGCGCGTCCGCTGCAGGTAAATCAACCCGCCGGCCGCCGCGGGTCCGGGCGTCGGTCCTGCGGTCGGCGTGTTGTTCTGCGATTCGTGATCGAGCCGCAGTGTGCCCACGAGCTCGAAGGCGCCCGAGTCGCGCAGGCCCGGCATGTGTTCGTGATGCGCGTCGGGCGAGCGCAGATGCGTGCGCACGACATCCTCGGTATCGATCGAGCCGGGCGTGATCGTCGTGATCTCCGCCACGGCCACCGTCGCTTCCGTGTCGGCGTCGCCATCCAGCGCGACGAGCAACTGCGTGCCGTAGCCAATCATCCCTTCCGAGGGGTAATAGGTATCGGTGACATCGGCCATGTGTGCTGCTCCTTAGAGGTCCTGAGAAAACCACACCTGATAGTCGCGCCGCATCCGGATCTGGTTGACGGCGTCGGGCGTAATCTCGGCGACGGCGTCGAGGATCGAGAAGATGCCGGTAATGGTGAGCGGCCCGATCGTGCCCTTCCACCCGAGCAGCCCCGTGGCGCCCGGGCCGCGCCCGTTGCCATGTAGCACCTCGGTGAGATTGCGCACGGTCGTGTAGCCGTTGCCGCCGGTCGTGACATTCGCGATCGCGTCGACCTGGACGCGCGCCCAGCCCACGCCGCCGGACCCGCGCTGGTGCAGGCCTTCGTCGATCTGGCTCACCTGCTGCACGCGGATGCAGGGCACCACGGGCGACTGCGGAATCATCACCAGCCAGACGCGCGTGCCCACGATCGCCGTCACCGCGGGGATCGCGAGCAGCCGCTGCACGACAGCCTCCTCGGGGATCATGGTGTGTGCTTCTCCGCGGCCTTCAGGATCTCGGCGCCCAGGCTGTCGCCGATGCGCGCCAGGGATTCATCCTGATGCGCGTCGAAGGCGGGCCGCATGAACGGCCGCGCCGTCAGCTTCACCGTCCCGAACTCCCAGAAATAGCCGTAAAAGAATTCTTTCGTCGGCCCGAGTTCCACGCCGGCGCTGTCATCGGTGACCGCCTCGAGCTCGCTCGGCGAGAGCGGCTTGGTGATGATGTTCTCCGCCAGATGCGGCGCCTCGGGCCCGCGCGGCGCCCGCGCCACCATCCCCGCGCGCATTGGTTCGGCCGCCGCGACGAGCGTCCGCCGCAGCACGGGCACCTGCACCGCCTCGGGCAAATCGTGCAGCAAGGTCCGCAGCAGCGCATCGAGGCCGGTGAGCGTCACGCTGAACTCCATTACGCGCCCTCCGATTGCGTCGACGTCGTGGCGTGGTACTCGATGCCCTCGAAGTTGCCGACGATCTGCGCGTTGGTGATGTCGTAGGTCTGCCCGCGGAACTGCAGGCG